TCAAATAAAGCTGTTGTTAAATGGGCTGGATGGGCTGCAGTAGACGTTGATGATCATGAATTTAAAGGAAATTTGGAAGATGAACTTAGAACTCGTTTTGGACAGTATTATTTTGTTTGTTACTCTACTGCTAGTAGCCGGCCTGGTAGTCCTAAGTTTAGACTGGTTTTTCCACTCACTGAAGAAGTAGATAATGAACAGATAAAGCACTTCTGGTATGCCCTCAATAGTGAGTTAGGGGATATCGGAGATAAACAGACTAAGGATCTTAGTCGCATGTACTTTATTCCGGGTGACTATAGCGGCGCCGACTCGTTTATTTTTACTAACAAATCAGACACATTGATCAATCCATCATTATTGATGGCTAAATGGGAGTACTCTACTAGATCAGAAGGTAAATCATTCCTAGATAGATTACCAGGAGATTGGGCCAATAAGATTATAGAGTCTCGGAAGAATCAATTAGATAATACTGATGTAACATGGACGTCATATAGAGATTGTCCATTCTGGCCAAGAAGGTTGGCTAGTGAATATATAGTATCCTCTGAAGGATGGTATCGTAAAATGTATGCTATTATGGTATCATTAGCTGGTCATGCAGTTCATCGTAAGTATCCTATAACAGCAAAAGAAGTTGAGGACCTTTGCAGGGAGTTTGATAGGGATACTGGTAATTGGTATGAGAATAGACCTATGCATATAGAAGCCGATAGAGCTATTGAATTTATTTATAAAAATGGAGTATAATTTAATATGAAAAAGATGTTACATAGAGATTTATATTAAGCAGACAAACTAGTTGCCTTTATATGAAAAGTGTATTATAATAAACAGTGAAAAGAACAAAATGTAAACCTCAAGGAGAAAGCTTAATGAGTATTATGGATAAACTAAAAAAGAATTCAAAGATTAAGACATCATCAGTATTGTCTGAATCAAAATTCTTTAATGAAAAAGATATGGTTTCTACTCCGGTACCAATGGTAAACGTTGCCCTATCAGGATCTATTGATGGTGGGGTGACACCAGGATTAACCGTATTGGCTGGTCCATCTAAACACTTCAAGACATCATTTGCATTATTAATGGCTGGTGCGTATCTTAAGAAATATGACGACGCTATTATCTTATTTTATGATTCTGAGTTTGGTTCACCTCAATCATACTTTGAAATGTTTGGTATTGATACTTCTCGTATCTTACATACTCCTATCGCTAACGTAGAAGAGCTTAAATTTGATTTGATTAATCAATTAGAGTCTATTGATCGTAATGATAAAGTAATTGTAGTTATTGACTCTATTGGTAACCTAGCATCAAAGAAAGAATTGGACGATGCTATTAACGAGAAGTCAGTGGCTGATATGTCTAGAGCCAAGGCATTGAAGGGTTTATTCCGTATGTCTACTCCTTATCTTGCAATGAAGGATATTCCTATGTTGGCGATCAATCACACATATCAAGAGATTGGATTATTTCCTAAGGCAGTTGTTTCTGGCGGTACTGGAATTTATTATTCAGCAGATAATATCTGGATTCTTGGTCGTCGTCAGAATAAGACTGGTACAGAGATTACAGGATATGATTTCGTTATTAACGTTGAGAAATCTCGTTATGTTAAAGAGAAATCTAAGATTCCTATTTCAGTATCATGGGATGGTGGTATCGAACAATACTCAGGTCTTTTAGATGTTGCCTTGGCTGGTAATTATGTTGCTAAACCTTCTAATGGTTGGTACTGTAAAGTCGATAGAGAGACTGGAGAATTACTAGATCCTAAAGTGCGTATGAAAGATACTCTCGAAGAAGATTTTTGGCACTCTATCTTAAATGATACGGACTTTAAAGAGTTTGTTAAGAAACAGTTTACTATTGGGTATAAGACTGAAGTTGAATTAGAGATCGCACAGGAAGTATAATATGAAAGAAGGGATTGACTATGAGTTGGTCCCTGTCGAATGGGCTATGAACGAACAAGCTTGGGACGTTCGTATCCTGACAGGCGACTATACAGAAACCGTTGTTAGATTCGGTAATGTGGCTATTGATGGTAAAACCGATAACCTAACATTTAACTTTAAGGTAATTGAATCTACAGAAGAATTAGATCCAGATACCGATGTTGATTTGCAGAATGTTTGTGCTGACATATTAGTTGACATTATTGAACAATCAGTGTATAATAAGTCTCTAGTAATTAAAGACAAAGGTGATCCGATTGAATAATACATCTAGCTTGGAGCTTACTATATTACGTAATATTGTTACTAATGATAACTTTATGCGTAAGGTACTACCCTTCATTAATCCCAACTACTTTGAAGGTATCTATAAAACGATGTTCAATGAGGTCGCTAAGTTTACAGCCAAGTATAATAAGTTACCTACCAGTGAAGCTTTTAGAATTGAATTGGATGGTAATAGTAGACTTAATGAGGAACAATATGTTTCGGCTATGGACATGCTTCCTCAAATGTTTGCTAATGACCCTATTGACGATCAGTGGCTATTTGAGAAGACTGAAAAATGGTGCCAAGATAGAGCTTTGTATCTAGCTATCATGGAATCCATTTCTATTATTGATGGTAAGCATGAGGAGTTATCTAAGAATGCTTTACCTGATATATTAACCAAAGCTCTCGGGGTATCTTTTGATACTAATATAGGTCATGATTATATTGAGAATGTAGATGAGCGTTATGCTTTCTATCATGAACAAGAAGAACGTGTACCGTTTGATTTAGATTACTTCAATAGGATTACTAAAGGCGGATTGCCTAATAAGACATTGAATGTATGCCTAGCCGGTTGCGTCACCCCTGACACATTAATCAATGTTCGTCTAAGAAAAAAATCTTAAAATGGAGAATCCTGAATGGAAGAGTGGAAGGCTACCGAAATTGAAATAGGAAATGTTAAGCAACTTTTAGAAGAAGGCTATGAAATAGAGGTTGATTCACCTGATGGATATGTTCCTGTAAACTTCTTCGTAGATAAAGGCATGTATGAAGAATATCTTTGCACTGTTGAGGATGATAATAGAACTGTATCATGCAATTGTGATCATCTATTTGAAACTCCTATAGGGTGGGTATCTGCTGAACAAATATTCAATTTGGGCGGAGTTATTAATATACTGGATCAAGACGGTACATTCAAGCGGTGTACTATTGAAAAAACTGGTAGTATGGTTCCTATTGTAGATATCAATGTTGATCATGATAATCATAGATATTATACTAATGGATTGTCATCCCATAATACTGGTGTTGGTAAATCTTTATTCATGTGTCATATGGGTGCTGCGGCCTTAGCTCAATCCAAGAACGTTCTATACATTACTATGGAGATGGCCGAAGAACGTATTGCTGAACGTATTGATGCTAACCTATTTGATCTACCTATTGATCAGCTTGAGAACTTATCTTATAATATGTTAAAGGATAGAGTTAAGACCGTAGCTGATAAGACTAGTGGTAAGTTAATCATTAAGGAATATCCTACTGGTTCTGCTCATGCTGGTCACTTCAGAGCTTTATTAAATGAGTTGAAGTTAAAGAAAAACTTTGAACCTCAAATGATCTTTATTGATTATCTTAATATTTGTTCATCATCTCGTATGAAATCTATGGGAGGTGCGATCAACAGTTATACATATATTAAGGCTATTGCCGAAGAACTACGTGGTCTGGCAGTAGAGTTTAATGTTCCTATTGTTACAGCTACTCAGACTACACGTTCTGGTTATGGTAACTCAGATGTTGGTTTAGAAGATACCTCGGAATCATTTGGTCTACCCGCTACAGCTGACTTTATGTTTGCTTTGATATCATCAGAAGAACTTGAAGCTAATAGACAAATCATGGTTAAACAGCTTAAGAACCGATATAATGATCCTGGAGCTAATAAGAGATTTGTTATTGGTGTTGATAGATCTAAGATGAAGTTGTATGATGTTGAAGAATCTGCACAAAACGTAAGCTTTGATGATTCTCCTAAGCCAGATAATGATAAACAAAGCGATTACTCAGGATTTAAGGTGTAACATGGTTACTCATGAAATTGAATTAAAAAATAAAGAACTACTTAATATGATGGAGGAGCTCCGTAAGGAGTTCTACCAGCTCAAAGAAGATCATGGAGTCGAGGATGGTATTTCTGAAAGGCTAGAAGTCCCAGATGTAACTAATGAATATTATTGTGAAGAAGAATATCTAGAGTTTATTAATCCTACTACTCATGTAGGTTTTCCTACTAGCTATTATTCTATTAATATGCCTCAACTTAAAAGGAAACAGCCCGATATATGGTCTGATTATGTTGAGCGTGTTAAGAATAAAACTGCTGCCCTATTAGGAGCTCATACATCTGCGTTGGCTTTAATGTATCCACCCGAAGGCTTTGTAGCATGGCATACTAACTGGAATAGTCCATCATACCAGATTCTATTTACTTGGTCGGAGACTGGAGAAGGTTACTTTAGATATAAAGACCCATCTACTGGTGAGATCATCACACTTCATGACAAACCTGGATGGAATGTTAGATACCATTACTTTGGATCGGTAGAAGAAAAAGAACACGTTCTGTGGCATTGTGCTTATACTAAATGTGATAGATTCTCTTTTGCCTACAAGTATGAAAATGGAGGTATTAATTCAGCTAAAGATGCTATGGTCAAGGAAATGTTGGAAGATACATTATATGAAATATCTAACTAATGTATGATATTAATTGACAAGTTTAAAAGATTCTATGATTTTTAGTTTACTTTTCACTTAAACTATGATATAATGTGCATACATTAATAAAAACGGAACTATATTATGACAACAGAAAAGAGATACTTGGATTACAATGACATTACAATGATGTGTGATTCAATAGCTAATCAGTGTAAAGATGATGTAGATATGGTTGTTGCTATATCTGGAGGCGGTTTAATCCCGGGTGTACATATATCTAATCTACTAAACGTTCCGATGGAGTGTATAAACTGGAACACTAGCGATGATGATTTGAAAGAACATAATATTCGAGTAGCTGATGCTATTGAAGAAGGCCAAAAGATTCTATTTGTTAATGATATCAATGATAGTGGACATACTCTAGGTGGTATTATGGTTCATTATGATGGATTAAATGATGGTCACCGTTGTCAATACGCTACATTAGTTAGTAAGAAATCATCTAGATTTATTGTTGACTATGCAGCAGGACATATCCATAGTGATAAAGAAAATCAAGTAATTGTATTTCCATGGGAGTCAAAATGATTAAAGTATTTAAGCAATCACCTATCGAGCTTCCGGAGCTAGAACAAATTAATGAATCTACTGGACGTAAATATGCACGTAAAGATGATCCATTTGGTATCACCTATCCGTCTATTACAACAATCTTAGGATCACAGTCAAAAGACGGTATTGAGAAGTGGCGTAAACGTGTAGGTGAGGCAGAAGCCGATAAGATCCTATATCAAGCTCAAGTACGTGGTACTAAGAATCACGAGATGGTAGAAGACTATATTCAGAATAAAGGTCTACAAGAATCTACGCCGTTTGAACTTAATTTATTCCTAAAGCTTAAAGAGATTATTGATCAGCATATTGATAATATTCATGTTGTTGAAGGTAGAATGATGTCAGATCATTTACGAGCTGCTGGTACTGTGGATTGTATTGCTGAGTTTAATGGTAAGTTATCTGTAATTGACTGGAAAACCTCTCGTAAGCCTAAAAAGCGTGATTGGATTAATAACTACTTTATGCAGGCTTCTGCTTATGCTGTAATGTTTGAAGAGAATACCGGTATTCCTATTGATCAACTAGTTATTGCTATGGCATGTGAGACTGGAGAGACTCAGTTGTTTGTAGAAAAACGTGATGATTGGATTGGTAAATTCTTAGAACTTCGTGAGCAATATGATAAAAATTCTAACACTTAAATTTGGAGATAAGTATGGACCCGAATACGTTAATCGTTTGTATACTGGCCTTCTACGGAATAGCAGCACTCCTTTTGATTTCTATTGTTATACAGATAATCCGACTGGACTCGATCATAGAATCCGAATTAAAAACATTGAACCACAGGATCTCCGAACGTATAAAGGACACTGGATTAAATTAATGTTTCATAAGACCGGGTTCGTAGAGCCTGGTTCTAAATGTTTGATATTAGATATTGATTGGGTTATTACTGGTAATGTAGATGCCATACTAAACTACCCACTAGAACATAATACTATTAATACAGCATATAGATGGTGGTCATATCACAAAAAGGTGTGTCCTATGAACGGAGGCATTCAGATGTTTTATAATGGAGAGACTAATCAGCTATGGGAGAAGTATAGTACTGATCCTGATTATTGGAGATCCTATTATTATAATAAGGGGGATACACCTATAAAAGGAATGGGAGAACAAAACTTTATAAAAGACTTCATCAACATACCAATTAATTTTATAGAACCTATAAACCAGTTTTCTAGATATTCTAATGATGATGGAATTCAA